TTCTTTATATGTTTTAATTATAAATATTAAAATATTATTATTAATAATATAATGTATAATGAATATATAAATGAATTATCTTCTCATAAACGTATAATAGTTATTGGAGATATTCATGGAGATATACGAAGATTTAAGAATATATTAATAGATGCTAAGATTATTAATAATGATCTTGAATGGATTGCTAATCCTCCTGAAACTATCATTTTACAATTGGGGGATCAAATTGATAGTTTAAATAGAATGACTGATGAAAATTGGGAAGTTTTAAAAGATTATGAAATGATATATTTTACAGAACAATTAAATATGATTGCTAGAAGTAAAGGTGGTTATTGTATTTCTATTATTGGTAATCATGAGTTAATGAATATTATTGGCGATTTCTCATATGTATCTGAAAATAGTAGTAGTGATTTAAGAAAAAATTTATTTAAACCAAAAGGTTCATTAGCATTAATATTAGCAAAAAGACCATTAATATTTAAAATAGGAGATTTATTATTTTGTCATGCAAAATTAGATATTCATCATGTAAATTTATTAAAAAAATATAATAAAGATCTTATGTATATTAATACAATTTGGAAAAATTATTTGGAAAATGAAAAAATAAATATTGAAGATAAAGAAATTATTGATAATATTATTATTGGTTCTAATGGTATTCTCTGGAATAGAAATAATAATATTAAAAATGAAACTGCAGAATTATTTAAAGAATTGAATATTACTTATATGTTTTTAGGTCATACATCATATGATAAGATTTTAATAAAAGATAATCAAATATGGTATTGTGATACAGGTATTTCAAGAGCTTTTGGTAAAAAAGAATATCAATATTTAGATATTGAAAAATTTAATATTAGTATTAAAACAATTAAAGAATAAATTTGTTTGATTTTTTTTATTTTTATTATAAAATTGATAATGATTTTTATATGATTAATTACGCACATAAGATGTTTATCATTGGTGGTGAAGTTTATGAAGATGAAGAGATTTTCGGGTTTGGTCCTTATTATTCCTCTATCTACGAACAAAATCCAGACGATTATATTTATGAGGATGAATATGACAAACTCTCATTCGCACTGCAAGATAAATTGCAGTTGCGGACGGTGATTGTTACATAAATCTAAAAAAAATAAAAAGGTTCAAAAACTTATATTTTTGGACTTTTATTAATCATCATCATCTATAAATAATGATTTTTTAATTTCTTTTTTTGTTTCTTTTTTAATTTCTTTTTTTGTTTCTTTTTTAATTTCTTTTTTTGTTTCTTTCTTAATTTCTTTCTTAATTTCATCATCATCATCAATAAATAAACATTTATTTTTTTCATTTGGTTCATCTTCTTCATTTTCAATAACTAATTCATTATCAATAAATGTATGTATTTTATAACCATTATTATTATAATATTTAATTCTTTTATTGCCTTTAAATTTAAATAATGAAAAATCATCATAAATATCAATACATAATGGAATATATTTTCTTTCTGTTTTTTTTTCTCTTAAAATTCTTCCCACTGATTGTTGAATATCACTAATTGGACTTGCTAAAATAACTGTATTTAATGTTGGAATATTTAAACCTTCACTACTCATTTGATAAGTTGCCAATATAATTTGTTTAGTTGCAGAAATATCTAAATCTATCATTTTCATACCTCCGACATAATAACCATAAGATGCAATATTATCAATCGCAATTAATTCTTCTAAATCTTTTAATTGATTTTTTCTTTCAGATAAAATTAATATTTTTCTATCTGGTTCTTTTTCTAATACATCTTTTAATAATTTAATTATAAATAATGTTCTTGGTTTATAACTACATATATTATTTACCATTGAAACAATATTAGGACTTCCATTATACATTAATTTAACATAACTATAATTATTATCATGTACAAAATATTTATGTAAATTAATAATCATAGAACAATCTTCATTTGTTTTAATATTATAAACAGATTTGCCTAAATACCATTCAAAAACCTTTCTTAATCCATCTTTTCTATTTAATGTTGCCGATAATCCTAATGTAATTCTAATATTCATTTTTCTAAATGCCCTTGAAAAAACTTCTGATGCTATATGATGACATTCATCTATAATAACTAATCCAAATTCACTAAAAATATTTGAATCATATTCTCTTAATGCTAATGATTGTAATGTAGCAATTACAATATCTTTATCAACAACATCTACTTTATTTTGTTTTATTTTACCAATTTTAGCATTAGGAACAAATAATTTAATACTATTTATGAATTGTTCGTTTAAAAAATCTTTATGAGATATAAATAAAGTTTTTTTCTTAAAATAACATGCAACATATATTGCCATTATTGTTTTACCAAATCCACAAGGAACACTAATAATTCCACCTAATTTTTTTTTATTTATTACATTATTTATATATGTATCTACTGGCTCCTGCTGAATATCTCGTAATTTTCCATTAAAAACTAAATTAGGACAATCAACACCATAACTTAATTTATCATTTGCCGGAAAACCAAATTTTTCAATACCATAACATTTAGGTACATATATCTTAGTATCATTTTCTAAATAAATAGGATATTCTTTTATAGTTGAAAAACTTGATGAAAAATTTTTGGGACTTATTAAAAGTTCTTTTTTTATTTTTTCTATAATCTCCTTATTATCATTAGTTTTTATAATTCCATAACCTCTATTACTTAATGAAGTCATATAATTTAATCAACATTTATTATATATTTATTTAATTTTTATATATAATTTATAATAGATATGATAATATATTTTATTAGAGCATTATTAATATTAATATTATTATTTGTTATTATTGTTGATTTTGATTTACCAGTTATTATAAATACTCCAATAAATCAATTATTTATAGCAATTGTTGTAATTTTTATAATTATTACTGTTGATGAAGTTATTGGATTTATTACTGGATTAATATTCCTAATTATTTATTTTAAATATTATCAACGTAAATTAAATTCTTCCAATTCTTCCAATCCTTCTAATCCTTCAAATTCCTATTTTATGCCAGGAACTTTTACATCTCCATTTAATTCAACCCCAAGTGTTGTTGATATTAATTCTAATAATGGAAATAATAATAATAATAATAATAATAATAATAGTTATATTAATAATAATAATGGAAATAATAGTTTAAATACATTTTTTGATTTTTTTAAGGGAGATACTAAACCTAAAACATATTCAACACAACCTGAAATTCCAGAACATTATATTCAGGATATAAAAAATAATAATGAAAGTTGTACTTTAATTCCATATGTTTCAAAAGAATTATTAAATGCAGCACAAAATAATATTTATAATGAAGAAAATTATAAAACAGAAATTAAACAGGATAATAATTTCTATGGAATTCAAGGATTAAATTCTGATAATACTCATTATATAGCATTTGATAATAATTTTACAAATTATACTAATTTATAAAACATAAATAAATATATTATTATAAATATTAATGCTAATTTTATAAAATAATTATATGAATCAAATAAAGTTGATAAATTTGCTGGTATTTTACTTATTATTGTATTATAGATATATGGATTAATAATTAATGCAACTATTATACATATTATAAATGTCTTAGTTATTAATATATTATCTATATAATTATTCAAATTTTTTGAATTTGAATTTGAAGGTCTCTGTTGATATTGTTGTTGTGGTTGTTGTTGTGGTTGTTGTTGTGATTGTTGTTGTGATTGTTGTTGTGATTGTTGTTGTGATTGTTGTTGTGATTGTTGTTGTGATTGTTGTTGATAATTAATATTATAATTATTATTATTAGCTTGTTTTTCATTTAATAATAATTCTTTTTCAAATTCACTTAATACATCTTTAACAATTGGATCATCTGACATATCATCTATATTAATATTATTGGAAGGTTTTAAAGGTATTTTATCTAATGATGTAAGCATTATATTAGATTGTGGAGGTGATTGTTGTTGCTGCATTATATTAATACAATTTATATATATAAATTTAATTCTTACGCAAATAACTTATCCATAAAACCTTTTTGAGAAATTTGATTACTTGGTTTTATATGTCCATCATATTGTTCTAATGCTTTATTATTACAAGGAACATTAAATGATTTATATTTATAACAATTATCATTTAATTTAAAAATTTTATTATCTATTTCATCATATTTTGGTGCAAAATATAAAGTACAATTATCCTTACAAACTCTACTAAATAATAAAGCTAATGATATACCGAATAAAGCAGATACGAATATTTGTCCGTATTTATTATAAAATAATCTATCAACTATTACCTGTGAATTTAACATATCTATTTATAATTATCTTTTTTATATTATAGGTTGTTCTATTGATGAGTCAGAACATTTAACTTCTTCTACTTGATATTTATAACAAATATCATTATCATTCTTATAAACGATTTTATCCGCATTATAGGGTGTTGGATATTTTATTATAATTTTAGGTTTAGGTGTTGATATATATACATAAAATATTCCAATAGCAAACGCAATTATAAACGCAAAAATATTAAATGTAAATTTTTTAATAGATGCCATAATTATATTATATTCTAATTAATATAATTAATATAATTAATATAATGACAAAATATTATATTTTAAAAAATATAGCAAATACTTATTTTCTTTATCCAATTTATTTTATTGTTGTAATAATATTTTTAACTTTAATATTTTCAGGAATATATTCACGTATAGCAGATGTTAATTATAATAGAACAGTAATAGAATTATTTGAATTATATGGTGGATTTATAATCAATATCTTTACAATTATTTATAAAATTTTAACTATTCCATATATAATTATTAAAGCTTTGATTGATGTATTATCTAAATTTGCCATTATTTTCTATTTTATAATAAATCTATTTAATGGTTTAACAAGTTTTATTTATGATGTTACTAGTGTAGAGATGTAGGATTTATTGTATATATTTCTGGAATTTCTTCATATTCTGGTTTTTTTAATGATATATATTCTAAAAAATCTTTTGTTTTTTTTGATTTTATCCATTTATCATATAAAATCTTATTTTCACGGAGATATTGTTCATATCTATTATTATTAGCTTTTCGTTTATTATCATAATTTATTTTATATTTATTGATATTATCTATTTCTTTTTGTCGTTTATCTTTAATTTCATTTTTATATGTTTCTATTGTATTTATCAATTTTAATTTATTTAAATCATTTTTAGAATTAATATTATCAATTAATATATAACCTATATCTATAAGTGTCATTTATTATATATTATCATTATATTTTTTTAGCATCATATATATTTGGTTGTGTTAATTCAAACATACCTTTATAAAATTCTGCTAAACTTTCACTATCTGTTAATGTCTCTTCATATTGACTTATTGGAATATATTTAATTATTGTTTTTGGTTTATCAATATGCGAATATTTATATTCATAATAACTTTTTATTATCAAAATAGACCCAATAAATAACAAAAATAACGCTATTGCTTTCATTTTTATTTAATGAAAATATAAAAATAATTAATTAACTACCTCTTCCTTAACTTCTTCTTTGACCTCTTCCTTAACTTCTTCTTTGACCTCTTCCTTAACTTCTTCTTTGACCTCTTCTTTGACTTCTTCTTTAACTTCTTCCTTAACTTCTTCTTTGACCTCTTCTTTGACTTCTTCTTTGACCTCTTCTTTGACTTCTTCTTTGACCTCTTCTTTGACTTCTTTAGCAGCAAGCCAAGGGTCTTTTTGTTCCGCTAAATCATCGGCAATATTAGTTGATGTTGATTTTGCCATTAAATTCGCTTTTCGTTGTTCGAAGAGTTCATCTTTAGTATCCATATTTTGCTTATATTGTTTCATTAGAGTATTTAGTTGAGTTTCTGAATATTCTTGTTCGGTCAAATCATTTGGATTTGGCGACCATGGACACCAACAACCAACTTGACAAATATAAATATCAAATTTACTATCATATCGTTTAATAAATTCGCTTCTATTTTTAGCTTCATCAATAGTATCAAAAACCCCACGGACTTTAATACCCCTCATTGAAGTTTTAAAATTATTATTTTTATGAAAATCTGCTTCAATTTCACAAGAATTAGTATTTTTAAAAAATTTATATTGTGAATCTAAATCATCCGCATTAAAAATATAATCATGATTACTTCTAATAGTCTTGATTAATTCTTTTGAATCTGGATATTTAGCTTCAAGACCTGTAAGAAGAGTATCCATATCTTTTCCAAATTTTTCAGTGAATTTTGAAAAATAATAAACTTCTTTATCCTTTAAAATATCTTCAGGACTTAAAAATGATACTAAACAATAATTTTGACCCTTAATCGGTTTATCTTCATCTAAATAATCTTTTTGTTTTGTTGATACAAGTTCAGTTTCCATTTAATATATATATAATAAAATAAAAATTTCTTATATCATTTTAAGTTTTTATAAGTATGATATTTAATAATAGAAAAATAACATAATAAATAAACTGAATAATGTTTAACAGTAATTATAAATAATTCTTTTAATTGATTCATTATTTTATATTAAAATATAATTTTTAAATAATTAAAAAAAATATAATATAATAATAGTATTAAATAATATGAATCAACAACCAACATATAGTTTTGATATTTGGGAAGCATTAATACGTATATTAAAATATGCGATTGAAGCTCTTGTTGTTGCTATTGCTGCTTATATCCTACCGGAACATAAACTTCGTTTTAGTGAAATATGGATGATCGCTTTAACTGCCGCATGTCTATTCTCCATCTTTGATTTACTATCTCCCTCTATTTCTGCTGGTGCACGACAGGGTGTTGGTCTAGGTGCTGGTTTCCGTTTAGTTGGTTTTGGTGCTGGTCTTTAAAGAGATGGAATAACTTTATAATTTAATTCTTCGCATATTTTTTTCCATATTTGATCTTGAACGTATAATTTTTCTCTACTTTTCAATAATGGAAAGAACTTTAAATATTCATTTAAACCTAATATTTGAAAGAATTTATATAAAACATAACTATATGATAAGAAATTCTTGCGATCTTTAGGACAATGTTTTAAAAATGGTCCTTGAATATCTCTAAACATAGAACATAATTTTTCTTCTAATTCTGGTGAAAATTGAGGTGTAGGAATACCATTAATTCTATTAATAATATAATTAATATGTTCATAATATTTATTTATTCTTAATCGTTTTAATATTTCTCTCATCTTAGAATAAGTTATTTTTTTTGTATCCATTATTTTTTCTTTTTTAATTTCATTTAATATCTTTTCAAAAATATCATTTGGAATATCTGTACTCTCTTTTCCTTGAACCTGATTACACCATTCTCTAAAATGATTAATTCTTTTATAACTAAAATGAGATGTATCTTTTGTATTTTGTTTTAATATAGGTCTATTTTGTTCTACTAATAATAATTCTTGATAACCACATGTACTACATATCATAATTGCATCTTGTTGAAGACATATTAAAGGTATATTACATTTAGAACAAATTTCATTATTTAGATGATTAATTTTTTTAATATGATATTTATTAGTAATTGCTAAATATTGATCTACTAAATCGCTTTTTTCAATAATTTTATTAATGTCATTTTGTTCTGGAGGTGTTGATAAATTAAATGATTCTAATATTGATTTAGTCCTATATTTATTTGATGATATTAATGATTGTTTTTCAAGCATTTCATAATAATTAAATAATATAGAACTAGTATTTTCATAATATTCAATTTCATCAAAATGATTATTATTATTTATCTCATTTTGTAATATTATCAATTCTTCTTTAATTTTTATATTACTATTCCATAAATTAGAATATATATCATCATTACGATTATTACAATTATTATAATTTATAATTTCATCATTTATATTTTTATAATTTATTTGTAATGAATTTATTTTATCAATATATTCATTATTATCAATAATTTTTTTATTATAATTACTAATAATTTTATTATGCATAGCATCTAATGTTGATAAATCTTTCGTTATATCAACATTTTGAAATCGCTTTTTAGATGTTTTATCCTTAAACATTTATAATATTAAAATTGCGAAAATGCTTTTATATATCTTATTCAATATATTTTTTTCTCCTATTATAGTATAAAGAATATAGCATAAATGGGTGGTGGTCTTCTTCAACTTGTTGCTTATGGTGCTCAGGATGTTTATTTAACTGGTAATCCTCAAATAACTTTTTTTAAAGTTGTATATCGCCGACATACTAATTTCGCTATGGAAGCTATACAACAAACTTTTAGCGGCAATCCAAATTATGGCAATACCGTTTATTGTCAAATTTCTCGTAATGGTGATCTAATTCATCGCACTTATTTAGAAGTAGGAGTTAAAAAATTAACTAATGCTGATAATTCTTATGTTAATTATCTAGGATTACGATTATTAAAACAAGTTTCTATTGAAATTGGAGGACAACAAATAGATAAACATTATTCTGATTGGTTATATATCTGGAATGAACTTTCTCTACCAATTGGAAAACGTTTCGCCTGGGATACTATGGTTGGTGCTGATAGTGATGCATTAAATAATGCTGTTTATAATAATAATGGAGATAATACTACATATTTATATATTCCTCTTGAATTCTGGTTCTGTCGCAATATAGGTCTATCATTACCATTAATAGCTCTTCAATATCACGAAGTTAAAATTAAAATAGATTTTGAAACTTTCCAAAATTGTACTTTCCAAAAAACAGGTTCTAATGGATCTAATGGTGGTGTTACAACTAATGAATCTACTTCATTAGAAAGTCCAAATTTATGGGTTGATTATATTTATCTTGATACTGATGAACGTCGCAAATTTGCTCAATTATCTCATGAATATTTAATAGAACAATTACAATTTACAGGAACTGAAACTTTAAATTCTTCTGGTTCCCGTATTAAATTAAATTTTAATCATCCTTGTAAAGAATTAATATGGGTTCCTAAAATACATAGTGCTGTTTCTCAATGGTATAATTATACTTTTACAACTGCAAAAATAGAAAATAATACGAATGCTTATACTGACTTTAAATTACCAGATTATTCATTTTTATCTACTACAATAAATGAATATTCAGTATCTTCAAATCTTTCTACTGCTAGTTTAAATGAAAATAAATTAAATGATGCTATAATTGATAATATAATTCCATATAATGATGCTACTATTAAAGATACATTTAAAAATCCATTTAAAGAATGTTTATTACAATTAAATGGAAATGATCGTTTTAATGTAAGAAATGGAACTTATTTTAATTTAGTTCAACCATATCAACATCATACAAATATACCAAGAAATCGTGGTATTAATGTTTACTCATTTGCTCTCAAACCAGAAGAACATCAACCATCAGGAACTTTAAATATGTCTCGTATTGATACAGC